CCTTATTCACTGCCGTCTCCAGCAGCATTTTCAGATTTTCAAGCTGGTTCTTATCCTCAGCCGATTTAGCAAACGCCATGTTACTTTCGATCCTGGACAGAATCTCTCGAATGGTCGCATCCGCCGAAGCAGCCAGCACCTCGGCCTCCAGTTCGCGCTTCTTCGCACTGGCAGAAACATCTGCGGTCTTGGCCTGGGTGAGGCCCTGCTCCACCTGCGAAGCCTGCGAAGCTGCGTCGCGCATACCCTGAATGACTTTCTCCGCCTCGTCCTTCGGCAACACTCGGTCCACCGGCAGGTCGCGGGCCTTGAGCCGGTCGATCAGCAGCCCATAGGTGTCGAGGATGGCCCGCTCCTCCGGGGTCAGGGTCATGACGAACTGGTCGAGAGCGGCGCCGCGCACTTCCTTGGCCACCAGGGACAAATTACCCTTGGCTCGGACTTGGTAGTCACCTTTCAACTCCTCATTTGGGTTGAACTCCATGTTCCACTTGAGCATCGCTCCGACCAAGCTGGTCGTGAACTTGTCGAAGGCCCGGACGGTGTCCTTGGTCACCATGTTGGCCGAGCCCATCATCATGCTCATGTTGTTGGTGGTCCGAAACGCTTCGCCGAGTGGCTGCTGCATGGCGCCCATGGTGTAGGCCGGCAGGTTGCTCTCAATGTCGAGTTGCTGCCGCTGCATGGAGATTATCGGCAGGATGTCCTGCACGTGCGAGTCGGTGGTCAGTTGGCGCAGCGCCGGATAGTTGGCCTCGGCCCCGTCGCCTTCGCGCTCCACAGTCATGAACGCATGGACCGGGCCAATACTCTTGCGCCCTCGTGGCAGCAGGGACGTGTTGACCTCTGTAATAGGCCCGGCGGAGGCCGCCATGTTGTCCATCAGCGCCCGAGTCGAAGCACACAGCGACATCTGTGAATCCCGTACTTCCTCCGGTAGCCCGACGCCGGTGAGTCCGGAGTCCTCGTCCTCGGCGTAGATGAACGCATGGTACTGATCCGAGGGCCGCTCGCCAAACGCTGCTTTCTCCGCCTTGATCACCACGTCGTCAATGAACCACAGATCGGCCAGAATGTCCTGATCCAGTTCGTCGTCCTGCACATCGACCCCGGCTTCTTTCAGGGTATGGGCATCGATGAATCCGAGTGCACGGTACAGTTCGAACCGCCGCGCCGTCCGGTCGGCGAGATTGGCTGTCTTGGCCAGCTGGTGCAGCTCGGACTCGTAGGTCTTGGCCACATAGTTGCCGGAAGCGTTCTCGCGCAGATACTCCCGAATGACCGCCCCCTTGAAGTCTTTCCGGTCGGCGAGCTTGCGAAAGTCGTGCCGGGTCATGACAACTTTTTTGAAGCAAAGCTCCTGATCCTCCCAGCTCTTAGCCGACAGATCTGGGTAGAAGTCCCAAACCCGGATGTATTCCGCGTACGGTCGCTTGATCGTCTTTGTCTTCGCCACATAACCACCGGTCGCCGGGTCAAGCTCCCACACCCGCTCCGTCTGGGTCCGCACCAATGGGCACTCCGCCACGCCGAAACCATAAATATAACCGCTGCGCGTGACCCGCTTACACATCTGCGGGTGGTCCTGCCCAGGGTCGGCCTGCTGATCAGCGATCTCCCGCTCCATCTTTTCCCCGCGCTTGGCGGCGAAGGCAGTAACCTCGCGCTCAATGTCCTCGCTGGTCGGTGGTACAGGTTGGCCCTGCTCGTCAGTGCGTGAGTTAAGCAGATCAATGATTTGCTGCAGTGCCGCCTTTGGAATTGAGGGGGACGGCGAGGGGGTCAGTTCCCAGTTGCGCTCAGTAGCCGGGAACATCATTTCCATCATCTTGGCTACACCGCCCTTTATCTTGACCCTGGTATCTCTCGGATACACATGAGATCGCTCGGCCGGAATGGCAGCCAGCACTTCCGGATCATATTTCCCCAGGTGCTGCCGTAGGTTTTTCAGCCACTGCAGCTCGCACAAGTTGCGATCCGCGATGAAGGTATCAAGCTGCTTCTTCAGGTGGGTGCCGAGTTTTGCCAATTCGTCAGTTGTCGTGAGCATTTAATACCCCTCTTTCTGGGCTGGTCGGTAAGGTTGGTGCATGAATAATGGGTTGAATCCGGATTCTACCGGGAGATAGTCTGCCGGGTCGTATTTCTTACTGGACAAGAACATCGCGCCGTACTGCCCGCCTTCAACAAGATGTGAGCAAGGATGGGTCTTGTCCGGCTTATCATCATAGAGTTCTGCTACTGACAGCTTCAGCCGGCGATATTTGTAATCTGACTGCATCGCCCGAATGAAACTCTTGCACGACGGGTCGATCAAAACAAGCGGACGGCAATCCGGATATTCCCCAAATAAATCATCGAGGGCCTTTATCCGTGTCGTCGGATCATTTGTAGGTGCGGCCTTTGCGAGGATGCCTGCGTTTTTGAACTCCTTGAAACAAGTGTTCTCGTCGGAGTCGGCCCGGCGGACGCCCGATGGGTCGCCAACCACAATGACTTCGTTTGTCGGAAATGTCGTTTTCCGCATTGGGTTAAACTTGCTCTTGATGTACCGCTTCGTCCCCATGTCAAACGCCGGAGTTTCCCGAAGAATATGGATCCTTCCGTCATGCTGCATCTGCATCCATAGCCCTGCTGGGGTTAATCCGAAATCTTGTCCAACGATTACAGGCAGATACGGGTCGATATATAGCGGAGTTTTTGAAACGTGCCGGTCGTACCTGAACGTGTCCCAATAAACTGGCTTCCCGGCTTGCGACAAGGCATACTTAGCCCGAATGAATACGTTTATGTAGGCGTTACTTCTGCCCTGGGCTTTTCGTTCATAGTACCCGGGCGCGAGGTTTACCTTATTCTCTGCTTCTGGAGAAAGCGCGTCCGGCTGTTTAAACGTATCGCACAGAACAACGGTTTTCGGATCGTCATCTTCGAGCGGCACGTGTTCAAAAATTTTCCACCAATACGACCCCAACTGAGGCGGGTTGGTGTCCGCGATCATCAACCAGTAATCAGACCCTCCCATTTTCTGCGAGGGGTACCGCTCAAGCCGCCCCTGGACCCCTTCCACA